TGGCAATTATGGAGCGTGGCACAAAAGTTATGTCAGCTATCCATAAACGATTGCATTACTCACAAAAAATTGAGTTTAAGCTTTTATCTAAGATTTTTGCAGAAACTATTCCTGCGTACCCATATCAAGCAGATATGCAAATGGGTCCAGAAATATTTGCTCAAGACTTTGATGCTAGAGTTGACGTATTGCCCGTATCTGATCCAAACATTTTCTCTATGTCTCAACGTATTGCGTTGGCACAAACAGAGTTGCAGTTGGTTCAATCAAACCCACAAATACACGGTGGACCTCAAGGCCTATATACTGCGTACAGAAAAATGTACGAAGCTCTTGGCGTGACTAACATTGATGGCATATTGCCACCTCCACCTCCACCACCACCTCCTGTTAATCCTTCTAAGGAAAATCAAAACGCTTTACAGGGCGCTCCTTTGCAAGCATTTCCAGACCAAGACCATGAGGCGCACATAGAAGCTCATATGGCGGTTATGGCTACTCCAGCTATGCAACTTAACCCAAATGCTATTATGGCTCTACAAGGCCACATACAAGAGCATATAGGGCTACTTGCTGAAGCACAGGCACAACAAGAAGTTATGAGTCAAATTCCACCAGAACAAATGGAAATGATGCAGCAACAAGCTCAAATGGCGGCGTCTCAGCAAGGTCCACAAGGGCAAGCTCCTGATCCTATGGCACAGTTTAAACCTCAGATAGATTCTTTAGCAGCTCAAATTATAGCTGACTTAACTGAAGAACTTGCACAAGCTGTTTCGGCACCAGAAACTTCTGATCCACTTGTTGATATTAGAAACCAAGAATTGCAACTTAAAGCGGCTGATATGCAGCGCAAGCAATCTGAGTTTGAATCAAAACAAGAGTTCCAACGTGAGCAAGAGCGAAATGACGTTCTTACAGCACAGCAAAGAATTGATGTATCAGAAGCTGCTTTGGCAGACAAAACTAGGATTGCGGAAGACCGCATACAGACGCAACGAGATATTGCAAACTTAAACGCACAAACGAAAAGGCAATAACATGACATCATCTGTTAGACAAAAAATGGCTGAACAAGAAAAAGAAAAGAAGGTAGCCCAACGGCTATCTGAAACTCCTGTTGAAATGGTAAGAGCTAGGAATGAAAATGGACACTTCATCAAAGACGACCCAAAAACAGAAGAAAATGAATCTTGGATTGAAAAGCCAAAAGTCAAAAAGAAAGCTGTTGCAAAGAAAAAAACCACAGCAAAAAAGTCTAAGTAGGTTTAGTAAAATATCAAGACCCCAGATATTCCGAGGAATTTTCTGACTTTTTGGTATTTATACTTGTATTTCCCGTATAATTTTATACTATATGTGGTATGGATGCATTAAACTTAGCACAATACTTATTGAAAAGCGTTCGCGAACGCGATGCTCGTCTTAAAGACAAGCTCGCGGACGGTTCGATACAAACCCTTGAGGAGTATCGGTATATCGTAGGACAAATACGTGGCATGTCCTATGTAGAAGATGAAATTAAAGCCGCGATGAAAGGTATAGAATACTCAGATGACTAAAAAGTTATTTGTGCCTGAACACGTTGCTAAAGCAGCGCAAAAGGCCATAAAGGAAAATTCAACAGTTCCTAAGCCAATTGAAAACGCCTTTGGCAAAGGTGGTAAACATAAAAACGAAGACGATCCTTCTGAACTGGAACAGTCTTCTCTGGAGAGATTGCCGCAGCCAACAGGCTACCGCGTACTCATAATTCCCTACTATCCTAGCGAAAAAACAAAAGGCGGTTTAATCGTACCTGATCAGGTTCGTGACCGTGAATCTTTCGCAACAGTTGCGGCTTATGTCGTTAAATTAGGTCCTGATGCTTACAGCGACTCCCAAAAGTTCCCAAGTGGTGCGTGGTGTCGTGAGAAAGATTGGGTACTTATAGGAAGATATAGTGGAAATAGGTTCAAAGTGGAAGGACTTGAGGTTAGAATCATAAATGACGACAATATTATCTCAACAATCCTTGACCCGAAGGACATTTCATATGTATAACTTAGTAGAGAACAAGGAAAATTGCTATGTCTGAAGATATTCGTGAAGACGATGACTTTGAAAATGGTACATCAATAGATGTTGAAGATGATCAGGATCAAGACCAAGAAGGTGTTGAAGTAAGTTCTGATGATGATGAAGAAGAAACCCGAACAAAAGTTCGTAAAAAATCTTCTGGAGATGATGAGCTTGAAAATTATAGCGAATCCGTACAACGTCGAATTAATCAATTAACAGCAAAACGTAAGCAAGCTTCTGAAGAAGCTCAAGCCGCTGTTCAGTATGCTCAAACAATTCAGCAAGAAAACGCTCAAATGAAGCAGCGTTTACAGCAGATGAGTGCAGGGTATAATACAGAAGCTGAAGGTCGCTTGAAGGCTCAAGAAGCTCAAGCAACTCGCGCTTACGCAGAAGCAAGTGAGGCTGGCGACTATGATCGTGCAGCTAAAGCTCAACAAGCATTAGCACAAATAGCTGTAGCTAAAGATAAAGTTCAAGCTAGAAAAGCTAATGTCGATAGGCAAAGAGCGCAAGAGCAACAGCAACAACCTGCTCAAGTTCAACAACAACAAGCTCCGCCACAGCGGCAAGCTCCAGCTCAACGTGATCCGAAGCTGGAAAGCTGGTTAGATAAAAATGGCTGGTTTGGAACTGATCGTATTATGACACGAGCAGCTCAAGCTATTCATGAACAGTTAGTTTTAGAAGAGGATTTTGATCCTACGTCGAGTGATTACTACAAAGAAATCGACTCGCGTATGCGTAGAGAAATGCCTCAAAAGTTTAAGGAAAGACGGTCCAACGCCCAGACTGTTGCTCCCACGTCCAATGGACGGTCTATAAAATCAGGGCGGAAAAAATCGGTTGAGTTATCACCGGGTCAAGTTGCTTTTGCGAAAAAAATGAGAATACCACTCGAAAAATACGCACAAGAAGTAGCAAAACTAAACAAACGGAGTGAATAATCATGGGAAATGATCAAAATAGGAAGTCACGCGACTCAGGTACGCGGGAGCGCACAGAGCGCGTTCAAGAATGGCGTCCGGGTTCAGCTCTTGAAGCACCAGAGCCACCCATTGGTTTTAAACACCGCTGGATACGCGAATCTGTAATGGAATTCGACGATAAAACTAACGTACATAAAAAACGGCAAGAAGGTTGGGACCTCGTTCGCGCTGAGGAATACCAAGACTATTATGGCCCTGTTGTAGACGAAGGAAGAAACGCTGGCATCATTGGTGTTGGTGGTCTTGTTCTCGCAAGAATCCCCGTCGAAGTAGCAGAGCAGCGGAGTAAGCACTATCAAGGTGTATCACAAAATCAAATGGATGCAGTGGATCGTGATTGGATGCGTGAAAACAATCCAGCCATGCCTAAGCTAAATCCGCAACGTAAATCATCCGTTTCCTTTGGTCAAAAAGGACGCGGAAACTCTGAAGGAGAGTAAAGATGTCTAATCAAGACGCTGCTTTCGGCCTTCGCCCTCTTAGAACTTCCACAAGTTCACAAAGACAAAATCGTTATCGTATTGCTTCTGGCTATGCTACAAGTATTTTCCAAGGTGACTTAGTTATAGTCGCTACTAATGGAACAATTACTCGTGCGCCAGCAGGTGCTACTAATCTGATTTTGGGCGTATTTAATGGCTGTTCATATGTAAACGCTAGTGGTGAAATAACATATTCTAACTACTGGCCTGCAAACGCAACTGGGACAGATATTTTCGCAAATGTCATTGATGACCCAAGTGCAACTTTCGAAATTCAAGCAGATGCGGCTATGCCTGTAGCTGACTTGTTCGGAAACTTTGACATCGTTGATGCAACGGCAGGAAGTACCGTAAGTGGTAATTCTCGCACTGAGCTAGATGTTACAACAGGCGCGACGACTGCTGGTCTTCCGCTTAAAGCAATCGACATTTCTCAAGACCCTGAGAATAGCGATGTCGCCACCGCGAATACTAATGTAATCGTAAAAATCAACAACCACCTGTTCAGTGCTGGCACTGCGGGTCTAGCATAAGGAGTCTGTGTAATGGCTATTTCACGTTCCCAGCTCGTCAAAGAGCTAGAACCGGGCCTCAACGCTCTGTTCGGTATGGAGTATGATCGCTACGAAGGCGAACATGCTGAAATCTTCGATACTGAATCTTCAGACCGTGCGTTTGAAGAAGAAGTAATGCTTGTAGGATTTGGGAATGCTCCCACAAAATCCGAAGGCGCAGGAGTCGATTTTGATAATGCAAATGAAGCATATACTGCTCGTTATTCACACGAGACAGTTGCGCTTGCATTCGCATTGACTGAAGAGGCAATCGAAGACAACTTGTATGACCGCTTAGGCGCTCGTTATACAAAAGCACTTGCGCGTTCAATGGCGCACACTAAGCAAGTAAAAGCTGCGTCTGTATTAAACAATGCGTTTAATGCTGCTTTCTCAGGTGGTGACGGTGTTGAGCTTTGTTCAACAGCACATCCACTATCAGGCGGCGGAACTTTCCGCAACGAACCATCAACTGCTGCAGACCTTAACGAAACTTCGTTAGAAAATGCTTTAATTGATATTTCAACGTTTGTAGACGAACGCAACATGATTATTGCTCTTCGCGGAGCAAAAATGGTTATTCCACCACAACTGCAATTCGTTGCAGATCGCTTGTTGGAATCAACTTTGCGTGTTGGCACAGCAGACAATGATATTAACGCGGTAAAGAACATGGGTATGCTTCCAGAAGGTTACACTGTGAACCATTTCTTGACAGACCCAGATGCGTTTTTCATTAAAACTGATGCACCTAACGGATTTAAGCACTTTGAGCGTTCGCCTATGCGCACGAACATGGAAGCTGACTTCGATACAGGTAACATGCGTTTTAAAGCGCGTGAGCGTTACAGCTTTGGCTATTCTGACCCACGTTGTGTATTCGGTTCTCCGGGCGCATAATTTAAGTCTTTTAGTTTTGATAGGGGTGACTTCGGTTGCCCCTTTCTTTTTGTAAAAACTTCGTGTATCTTGTAATTGAACAATGATGTTCAAACAATTTTATATATTCCTGTATTTTGCAAATATAGGAAGTTGACCTCGGACACGAGAGGAGAAAAACATGGCAACTACACATTTTTCAGGACCAGTGCAATCAACTAACGGCTTTGAAGTACCAGTTGTAACAACTGCTAATCTTCCAGCTTTTGCTGATACAACTGTTGGCACTGTTTACATCGTCAGCGACAATGGTGCAGGCAATGATGAATATTGCTTAGTAATCAATACAGGAGCCGCTTGGGTTACTGCTGTTGGTGCCGCATTATCA